TTTTAAGTTATTTACAATCTATTTATAAAATCATAATTTTGAAAGAAAATTTTCAAAAACTTTTAGTTTAACATTCTCTAATTCACTCTTTGAGGCTGTCTTAACCTCTGTATGCATATCTGCGATATCGGCTTCTCTAATTATTCCGTTATCCCATATCCACTCTTTACTTTCCATGATACCATTTACAAACGCATTTGGTGCTGACGGATCTGCCACAATATCGGCGGCAGTTGCTAGATAAAAATCTTTCTGAACTTCGTTAGTACCATTTACTTGTTTTAAACTACCCATACCTCTACTTGATACTCCTAGTTGAGCGCCTTCGTTGATAAGAGACTCAACTATTTTTCCGTATGGTGTGTCTGTCATAATTTTAGCTTTACCCATAAAATTGGAACCATCTGGTTGCAGTTGTGTTATCATATGTGATACTCTTTCTAGATTGATGGTTGGTCCTTGTGGGTGTCCCAATTCTCCATATGCTCTGTTCTTAGCAATATATTCTTTGTTGTATCTGTTTACCTCTTTTAGTAGTACTTCTTTAGGATACATTCTACCATTTTTATTTTTGATGTCACCTTGCATAAAGATACCTTCAATGTGTAAGCTTTTCTTACCATTTTTTTCTTCATGAAGATATTTTACTTCTTCTGTGGTTTCAGTTATAAGTTTTAGTGCCATCTCTAACTCCCACCAGAAGCAACATGTGTACCTAACACTGTAGTTGGACCTCTAAGTCCTTGTCCTATTACTAAATTAACTACCACAGTTCCGTTAGCTGGTATCTTAATGGTACCTATATCTGCATCATCATCTTCATTTCTCAATGTGACTTCAGTTGCAGAGGTATGTCCGCAAAGATAAACAGCAGTTGCAGTTTTAAACTTCGTTGTGCCTGTAGCAAGTGCTGTTGCTGTTCCCTTTATTGATATTCCCATCTCTTTACCCTATTTCTTATACATGATGTCTAATACTTTCATAAGTCCTTCTGGACTTGAATCAATCATCTTCTCGACTTTCTTCTTTAATTCAGGCTTTGTAATTCTTTTATCATATGACTGCACTATCATATTTGCAGTTGTCATGTCGATATTCATCATTTTACCATTTTTAAATTTTACTTTAGAAGCTTGCTTATCTTTGACAATCTTACGCAGTGTATCTAGTACGCTCTCATTTAACATTTTTGATATCACCATTGAATATATGATCCTGTCCTGCTGGCTCAGCATCTGACTTTGAATAGGTGTGCATTTTTACAAATTCTTCTTCACCTTTAGAACGTGGCTTCAGTTCTTTGGCTTCTTTATCATCATCTTGCTTATCCATATTCGCAAAGTCGGCGGCGATATTTTCGTCAAACTGTTTAAACCTCTGTAGTTTCATCGGATTTATCCTCTGTTTCTTCTGGCTCAACTTCCGAAGGTAGTGTATCTACATCATCTTCAGCTTTCATAAAATTAGCAGTAACGTCTACTTTTTTTAATTCAATAGCAGACTGAACTCTATCTGCTAATATATCATGTATAGCGTTTTTAAAGTCCTGAGACTTGCCATCTACTGCAAAGTCTACTGCATCTTTTGTAGTATAGTCAGCCATAATTATTTCCTTTCACTTATTTATAATTTATTCTTCTTCATCAGCAGGTTCTTCATTTTCTGCTTCGGCTTCTATTTGTTTATCTATATCTTCTTTCTCTTCATCAGTTTGTTTTAAAACATTACTTCTAATCCAATCAGTAGAGAAGTATTTACCAGTATATTGATCAATTTCTTGTAATAGTGTTAATCTTTCTCGCAATACTTCTGCATCTCTAAGTTCTGAGAAATGGTTATCTTCTTGATAGTCAAACTTAATCAAATCTTTGATTTCATTCCATTCACCAAATGTCATGACACCTTTAAGCAACAACTGCTTTTCAAGTAATATCATGAATAATTCAGAGAATCTAGAACGTAGTCTTGTAATAAACTTTGAGAATTTAATTTCATCTCTTGTTATCTCTGACGCTCTACCAACATTAAACTGAGTTTCTTGCTCTAATCGTGATACAGGTACATTCAAAGACTCATATAGCTTACGTCTAAAATATTGTACGTCTTCTAGTTCACCTAAATTTTGCCCTCCAGGTAATGTTGTAATTTCTGTACCTCTACCACCTTCTCGTCTAGGTAACCAGTAGTCTTCAAGCATTGTAAGAAACTTTCTATCATCTCTTACTTCACCAGTATTAGCATCATATACAAGTTTATTCTTATGCTTCACCATCATATCTCGTAGATACTGTTCAGCTTTTTGTTTTGGTAAGTTACCAACATCAATGTAGAATATTCTTCTTTCAGGTGCCCTCGCAAGTCTGTAGATAACTGTAGCATCTTCTAACATTCTCAACTGATTGAGAGGTTTTATTGCTTTATGCATGTGCCCTAAAACATTATAGTTTCTTGTGTCCATGACACCACTGTGACAATATGCTATAGCATCAGGTGCTATTTTAATACCTGAGTTTGAGTCATTTGTACCTTTACTTTGAAATAGATAAAACTCTTCGAACTTCTTTGTTAAAACTTCTTTACCTAATGTGCTTGCAGTTTGTTCTACTGTTTTTCTACTTCTTACAGGCTTCTTAACTTTTTTAATTTTTCTAGGATCAATATATCGTAGCTCTTTAATACCTAGTCTAGGACTTTTTAAATCAATTACAATATGATAAAATAGTTTACCATCAACATACCAGTTACGAAATACATCATAACCTTTTGTATTCATTTTCAAAAGCTTTAGACAATGTGTAAACTCTTCTCTCATTATCTCTTTAATATCGTCAGACAGTTCTTCAATTTCATCTAAGTCCATTTCAACAGGCATTTTGTTATCGTCAATGATAATCGCTTCATTAACAATATCATCAATAGCCTTTTCTGCCTCTGGTTGCAGAGCCATCTCTCTATATTTTGTGATTAATTGAGTTTCACTTTTGATTCTATTATCTAAATCAACTGTCGTACCGAAAGCACCACCCTCGTTGATAGCAATAGCGCCATCATCTTGTGAAGGTGGTACAAATGAGGGAAGTGGTTGTTCTCTTTCGGGACGCCCTATACGAAATCCGAATAGTTCTACTGCTTCTCGCAGAAAACCTTTTCTTTCTTCTGCCATATTATATCCTTTACGTGTGTCTTATACTATTTATGACTCACGAAATCATCAATTCGGTTTAAATTCCGCCAGCGTTACCAGTAGTTCCGCCTGATACTTGCCAATAGTCGTACTGAAATGTAACAGTATACTCTTGAATTGTTTCAGCGTCCCACGCCATATCTATAGTAGATACTTCAGATGGGTACAATCCTACAAAATCATACACTCTTAAAATTTCACCTGTCTTTGAGAACTGAGTAACTTGTGCTGAAGCTTTGTATAGACTTGGAGCAGAACCACCAGTAGCTCTCAAGTTTCCTTGAACACTGTTGATTGAATGATTCCATTGTTCCATTGCATTTCGTATACTCATGTCTTCATCATTTATGATAGTAGGTGCCCACTCAGCATAAGTTCTATTTCCTGCAACTTTGATTTGTCTACCAAAGTATGGTACTTCGATTGTTCCCAATGTGGCGGCAGGCACCTGAGCGCCTTTACACATGAAAGGAACAGTAGCATCAGCAACTCCGTTTATCGGATTCGTGATATTTACTTGAAAGAGTGAATTTCTCGCACCACCTGATTTTAGGGCGCCAGCGAACTCATTTACGTTAAAAGCCATATTTTTTCTCCTTGCTCCCTATTTATGTTGCTTTACCTACTATTTCAGAAAATTCTATGCCTGAACGCACTGCTACAAAATTAAGTTGAATGAAGTTTATTGAACGTGATGGTTTGACATAGATGTCACCAACAAATTCGTTTCTATCAATCACTTCTCCTGTATTGTTTGTTCCGTCACATACAACTGCGAAATCTGTAATACCTCTTCGTCCTTGAACATCTCGTAAGAATGGTTCTACTAGATTTTTGAACTGCGATTGTGTGAAAGCATCGTTAAATTCAAATAGTGTGAACTTGGCTGCCGTTGCAATCGCTTTCTCTAGTACGATGAATAGTCTTCTTACGTTTATTCTATCAAAAGCACTTGGTTGTGTAAGCATTGTCTTATCACCAAACAGAACTGTTCCTTGTCCTGGAAATGATACGATTGGGTTTACACCGTTTTTGTAGAGTTCATCTCTATCTGCTTTCGATGGATTGAATGCTAGTTTAACTGCGTTCTTGACATTACCTCTATTGTAACCAGCTGGTGAGAACCATGGATCTCTTGTTAAGTCTGATTGCACCATGAGTCCAGCTGTATCTCCGTTTAGAGGTACATATCTGAATACATCATTGTACTTGTCATACATGTATTTCCAGCCTGAATCCATTACACCATATGAAGATGAAGGTAATGTATTTCTGAATGCCACGATGTCTTGTGCTTGTTTTCCATCATAGCTGTCATTATTTACTACATCTGATCTTTCAGGTGACACTACTGCAACACAGTCTTTTCTATGTTCAGCAATGTTATTGATTAGATGTGTAGCAAGTGTAGTATCGGCAGATGAACCTAGTACAAGTGATACATCAACATCATCGGCTGATTTAAACTTATTATATCCAGCTGTGTATTCTGATGTTGAAGGTATATTACCATCTTTACCTAGAGATAAGCTATTTGTTACTGGCTTTGTAGAGCCACCAAAGTCGTTACCTGAACCTGCTGTTCCGTCATTGCCTTTTTTAGCTTCTTGTCCAGCATTTGTCAGATTTGCATTGTGGGCTCCCCACCATATCCAGTTTGAGTTATTATTGATAACATCTTTATAGAAGTTGTTTCCTCCTTGTTCAGTCTTAGCATCAGACGCTGTTGACACATGTGAATATGATTCTATCATAGAACCTGCTGTTCCTGTGATATGTCCATCTTCATCTACAACTGCAACGTGTATTGCATCACCTTCAGCATTTACTGTGTTAGCAGATACTGTGGTTGTTGGTGCGTGATCAAATGAGTTGAAAAACTCCCATCTTCTTGTAATTGCACTATTACTTCTAGTAAGTGTGTCACCAGTATAGTTACTGTCTAGTGTGATGTTGTTACCAGATATTGCTGTAATTTTTCTTTGCTCTAAGTTTGTACCCAATAACAATATATCTCCAACTGTGAAATCAGTTGTCAATGTGATTGAGTCTTGGTTGAATGTAAGGGTTTTTGAATTTTGAGCGATAGTGTAGGTTACAGTATGCAAAGTACTTGTGCTTTCGTAAGCCGCCTTACTTTGACACACAGATACTTTTACACTATTGCCTAAGATACCAGGATATCTTGCAACCCAATCTCCACTGCTTGAGTTGTGTGTGTATGTTTCGTTATAATAGTCATCATTTGATATGTAGGCGGCGGCAGAGCCAGAAACAGCGTTCTTTGCTTGTGTACTTGCGCCAGATGAGTTGTCTACCACTCTCACTGTGACTAAAGAGTTACCATATGCTAAGAAATTGGCTGCCGTAAAGAAGTCATC